AAAATTGAACTCTCTACTCCTGAATTTTTTGGTACAGATATACCATTACTATAACTTGCATTCGAGCTGGATACCCATTCACCTCCTCCGCCGAAGTAATTAGTCTGCGTATTCAGCCAATTATATGGATCAGATTCAGAACTCAAAAAAGTACCAGAAGAATCATACATATGAATTCTTCCACTGGGCTGTTCTGACGGATCTACTAACTCGTAAGGATCGGAGGCCAAAGCCGCACCAATATATAAGTTATTTGTGATAGGATCTATTGCACATGACGATCCAAACTTTGGACCAAGATCCGTATCATTACCAACAAGAGTATGCTGTAAATTTCCGCTCAAGTCATAAACATAAGCAACACCAACTTGTTCCCCTGATCCATCTCCAGGAATCGTAGAATTTGGATTAGTAACAATAATTTGATTATTTCCTATAGTTACTTTCTGCCCGAATCCTTGATATTGTCGTTGAGTTACTGTAGTGCCTGCAGGAATTGTTCCTCCTAATGGAAAGGGTGACAGCGTCCCTACGTTAATGTATATTCTCCAGCCCCCAGGAATTGCGGTGCGGCCGCTATAAGTTACCAGCTGTTCTTGTGGTCCCCCTAGATCAAAAATAAGTTCGCCCTGTTGAGCAAAAATCGTAGCATCAACAACATCTATCCAGCTCGCGTTAGCTGGCGCGATTAAGGTTGTAGAAGCTCCATTATCTGGATTAGGTATAGTAGCGATTAAGCTTCCATTATAATCATAAATGTAAGCTGCTCCAATAGTTCTAGAACCAACGTATATGGAGAAGGATCCATATAGATCCGGATATAGATCACTTTCTCCGACAACAAATCTATCGCTACCGCACGCTACAGATACTCCAAATTCCCTCCAATACTTGGATGTGGGATGTTTTACAATTATAGAATTACTTCCATCACTATCCATTATTACAACAGCACCATGCTTAACATTTTGATTGAACTGGCCTGGCGCACTATCTATATACGTCGGAGATCCTATAACAATTTTTCCTGCTGTAGGATGACTATCAACAACAGCAAAGCCACCAAAAGTTCCAGGATCTCCATTAGACGAAAGAATAGAAGATGCTGATATCTCCACTTCATTAGAACCATCATATAAATCATAGATATATAAAGAAACATGCCCCTGGGCGCCGGGGATCCCCGGCGAACCGTTGGTAACTAATAATTTATCTCCCAATATGCTAACATCTGTACCAAATTGATCCCAATCGGAAGCACCAATTAGTTCATAAGCTTCTGGTGGAGGAAGTGGAGGAACGTAAGTACAACCAGCCATAGTAAAGGTTGAACTCGGTGCACTGGATTCAAAATCAAAAGGCACATTTGGTGCTGCTATCGGACCTAGAGGAAGAATTGTTTTATTGTGATCTTCATATCCTGTCCAGGGAGATTCTAACTCATGAGTAAATCCTCCTGTTCTAACCATTTCAGATTGATCTGTTAAATATGTCTTTTTGTCTGAAGTAGAAGGATAAGTTTTAGTGACATAAGCACTTAATCCTTTTTGCATATTTTCAATTGTATCGTGTAAATTACGAATGTTCTCTCCTCCAATTCCTTCTTCTAAATTATTATAATTTAGAGCTAAAGTACTAACACTTGTTCCTGTGGCTGGTCTTGGATTGGGTAAATCTATAGAGAGTAATTCTAAAGTTTCTGGTATAGCAGATATTCTCGAATCTTTAGCGGATTCTGGTGCTATAGAACCAGGAGTTCCGATATTTCCTGGAATTGACGCAGATCCAAGTCCACTCGATGGAGTAAGTAAAGTTGGAAAAATATTCACAGAAGTATCACCAGCTAAATGAATGATTCCTGCTCCACCCGTGCCAGTGACAGCCTTTATTTCTACAGGACCACATTCATTATGAATGTTTAAGTTTGAAAAAGACACGAGAGCTAACGATTGATCTCCATATATATCTACGAGTCGCGACTGCATTTCTATAGTAGCGGAAGATGTTAAATATGTATTGATAGAATTTAAATGAATGTCATATCCAGAGTTCAAGGTAATGCCATTGTTTATATGATGAACTTCATTTCCTTGCATAGATTTAAAATGAATGTTACTGAATGTACCTAACCTATAATCTCCATTTGATGAATCGTATATACCATATTCAGATGGTCCCTGGAAGGAAGAAGGACCTGCAGCGTGACGATATTGACTTTTTTCTGCGTATAGTTCTAAATCTTCTCCGGCAGCAATATGTATATCGCCAGCATCACCATCTGATAGTGTCTTTAATCCTATTGGTGCCTGATTTGATTGTACGAATACACCATATTGTTTTGGTTTTGTATCATCTCCGATTGCTTCAATCTCAACATGAGCAGCCTTCATACGAATCTTGGATCTCTCTTTTGCGTTTCTTGATCCTGCACGATATTCATCCGTCTGATCGGCAGTAACTCCTGTGCCATGAAGATTAATATGGCCGTCAGCCTGGAAGTTAATATCACCATCTGCCTTAAAGTTAATATTACGTTTGGAATGAATATCAATATCACCACCAGACCATAACTGTAGTTTCCAAGCAGCAGAAATATCCGCACGATCATTATAACGAATCATTACCTCGTCATCAAAAGTGTGCACAACTTTTCCTTTGACGTACATATAGTCATCATGTAAACGAATATCGTAATTATCTCCTTTTACATAATGAGTACGAGTTCCATTGTGGTCAATCTCATAGTAAGTGCCCGAACGATGCATTTGATGAATACGCTCAGCGCCGGGAGTATCGTCGTACTCCATGATATGACCGGACTCTGATTCGTAGACATTATTAAAAGGATAGCGTGCGTTGTAGTCGCCTGCAGGCTGGTTCCAGTGCATATGATTCTTACCAGTCTCTGGATCAGGAGAACCAATATTGATTTGACGTTCTCTCATATCTGCTTTCCAACAGAGAGACCAATGAGGATTATGTGGAATAACTACACCGCCGCCCAAATAGGTAGACCAATTATCGTTTTTTACTGATTCAGCTTCTGCTTTATAATTTCCTAATTGTCCCTTAACGGAAGTCCATGAAATAGATCCAGGTCCGGACCACACATAACCATCAGCAGTGCCAAGTTCCATTGTGAAACTTTTACCATCATCACTACAACTTAACAATCGAAATATTCTTCCATTTAACTCTTGCATACCACGGCATCCCGCAATCTGCACAATGTCACCTGCCTGTAGTAATGGTTTGGAAGGTTCTCCTCGTGACAGATTGGAATCAGAAAAGTATGTTGTAGAATCTGCCCATAGACTAGACACGGTTGTGACAGTCTTTCCATCAGTGGAAGATATTGGTATTCCTCCCATTGCTAGAGGATTTGTATCTGGTGTTGGAACGACTACTAGATCATCTTCTTTAACGTCATCCCATTGAATGTCTTGTCGACCATCATCTGGATCACTAATATTATAGATGCCTGATCCATAATGACCTCCCATGAAAAGTTCCATGACAGTTTGACGTTCTGTTGGTGTTAGATGACCCTTACGAACCCATCTAACTCTAGGATTAGGAACTCGATAGTCTTCACCCTTGAGTGACCAATATCCTGTTTCTTCTCCCGAACCTTGGCCCCATCCTGCACGAGTATCGTTAGGTGATATGCCTGCTAGAGAAGCTTCATCTTGTGGAATATAAGTTGGAGTGTCTCGTGTAATAGGAAAGGCAGGACCATACGTTCCACCTTTACTTCCATACTCTCTGTTCTCTGACCAATAATCTGGTTCAAGATAACCTGTAGAGAAAATAACACCTTCACGTCCTTTAGATGCGTCTATGTATTCTCCTAAGAATTCTCTCTTAGGTTCTTGACCTTCTGGTTCAGAATCATTTCCAACTTTGAAATAAGTATTTGCATCAGGCCATCTGAAAGTTCCAAAGTGTGTCCAGTCTGGAAAAAATCTTCGATCAGCCGTAAGTCTACGAGTAGTCTTATAAAGATGATGAAGCACATCAGAATGTGTGGCTCTTACAAAAGAAATACTTTTCTTAGTGGCATATTCCCAATTGGCCTTTTCTTGACCATCTAAATCTAAAAGTGATGGATGATCTCCACCTTTCTCATCAGAGTAATTTGGTACTCGGGTTATTTTCTTTTCAGTATCTTCTAAAGATAAATCTGGAGCTTCTTTACTTGGAGTAAATGAGTGACCTGCAACTGGATTACCATAACTTGCAGCCGATGGAGGATATGGAATATTTCTTAAATCAATTGTTGGATCATAAAACCCTTTCTCATAATCCAAATAAACTTTTTCAGAATTAGGTGTTTTGCCGTCATACTTTTCTTGTATCTTTTTTAAGTCACCGCGAGCTTTGTTCCATGCACGAGCGTGAGGTACAGCCCCAAAGAAAGAATTTTCTACAGTGTCGCCAGATACATTTCCTCCTTTATAAGCAGTGCGAGTATTGAGACCGGGCAGAGTGCCCATCACAATCCATTCTTGTAATGACTCTGGATCTGTAGAAAATCCTACAACCCATGTACCTTCAATAATATTTGAGTTATCTCCAACACCAGCAATATTTGTTCCTGTACCGGATTGCATAACAGAAGACCATGGAAGGTCTTTAGTTAGAATTTTGTCTTTGTCTTCGGTATGAAGTCCTAACCATCGAACTCGAATTCTTCCCAACTTTTCTGGGTCGAATCTGTCCTCACATACACCTATGGCCCATTTGAATCCATCTTGTCCTAAAAATGACATAATATTTTCCTAATCATATACAATATTTATGAGGAAAATAGGCATAAAAAAACCCAGCCGAAGCTGGGTTTCTTTAACTAATGATAAAGAATACTTGCCCGAACTAGAAAGGTAGTTCCTCACCATCGTCATCATCATCGTCCTGAGATGATTCGTTTATACTCGTGACATCCACACCAGCGTCAATCTTGGTATAGAGGTCAAGGAAAGATTCCTTAGTCTCGGTATCAAAACGATTGACGGTCAATTGAATGGCAGTCATTTTGTCCTTAAAGATACTGTAGGCACCGATAATGTGAACCAGACGGCGAGTTGAGATAATCTCATCACAACCACCTTCCATAAACGTTTTACGAATAACGTCAGCCCACTTAATCAGATTGTCCACAAAACTGTCGTCCTTCAGGTCGTGTTTTGCCAACTCGTTTACGAGCATCTTAGTTTCCATCTTGGCAGTCGGATAAGACTGTTCGATGGTCACAGGGAACCTCTCAAGAAAGGCCTCGTTAAGAACGTTGGTGCCGATAAATCGACCATCGTCCGAACCTTGACCTTTAGTGTTCGCAGTCGCAATCACGGTGAACCCAGGTTCAGGATGAATCCATTTACCAATCTTTTTGAGATAGATAGACGAACCTTCTAGCACGGGTTGCAGTGCCATGATCTTGTTGGATGCAAGATCAATCTCATCGAGGAGAAGAACAGCACCACGTTTCATGGCAGTCACCACAGGACCATCATGCCATACAGTCTCACCGTTAATCAAACGGAAACCACCGATCAAATCATCCTCATCAGTCTCGATGGTGATGTTCGCACGAACGTATTCACGTTTGAGTTTGGCACACACCTCTTTCACCATCAGAGTTTTACCGTTACCGGACATACCCGTGATAAAGATTGGATAAAAGATACCAGCCTTAATCACGGACTGAACCGTACTGTAGTTACCCCAAGGGACATAACCATTGAATCGTTCAGGCACATAACTGTCCTGTTGATCCATCACACCGATAGCAGACGGGGCCATCGCAACGGTGGTATGTGATGCTGGAACTGCTGCCGAGGATTCCGTGGCATTACCATACGTGCCATCCTCGGCAGGCAACCAATACTCACCACGGTTATCCGTTTTGAGTTTGCGAAGCCATGACGGAGTAGACTTGATGCCCAATTCATCACGGACAATCCCTGCCTCCGGACGAGTAATGGTCACACGGTCCTCACCGAATAAAGTGCGTGCGTGATTCACAAAGTCTTTTTTGCGAAGGTTCATACTAATTACTTTCATTTATTTCTCCTATCGACCAATGTCTTTAATACAATCTTTGCTGATAACCTGATATGCACCTTTGTTATAGGCAGGTGCAATCGTATGCTTTGTGGACTTTAGTGTCTCACGTTTGGGTGCCATTGAAACACGAGTGTCCAATGACGGAATTTTTGAAAAAGGACATTCCTTTTCTTTTTTTTGAAAAACGTTAATGCCAAGTGGGCCGTTTGAATAACTAATCATAAGTTTTCCTTGTGTTGAAAATTAATAGTCGGAAGTGTCGCCGTTGTAGTAGTTTGTAAATTTTTCAAGATCAGTCGGAGACTTGAAGGTCAAATCATAGACTAATGCGTCGGTATCAGTCACTTGAAAATCAAATGGATTAAACTCAAAATTAAAGTGATCTGACAAATTAAAAATATCTCGTGGATGACAATGAAAAACAAACGGTGTCGTATAAGTGGCTGACATATATTCTCTTTTTTGTGATGAATTAATATTGGCTATTATATCAGGTATCCAATACCATGTCAAACACCGTTTAAAATCAACCATTTAGCGAGCCGGTTTTGGGACGAAAGCTTACAGTTTGGGCCACTTTTTTCTCTTTAAAATCAACCACTTACGAGAGTTTGTCGAGCTCGCTAAGTGATTGATTTATAAGAGTTTTTTATTATGCGATAACCTCCATGATTTTATTGACCAAAATCTTGTT